AACGTTGCAAACAAACAGGATCTCTACTCTGGTTACGATGCAATGGTATTGCCTAGAAGATATGCTGGTTTATGTTTACCAATGAATGAGGCATTGATGAGTGGGCTACCAGTTTTTATGCCCAGGATTTCTCCTAATACAACTGTATTACCAGATGAATGGACACTAGAGGCTGATAAAATTGATAGGTTTAAGGCTAAAGCAACTGTTGGTGTTTGGTCTGTTAATCCTAAATCACTTGCTAAACTTATTGATAACTATATTGTTAGTGATAAGCAAGCAATGAAAATAAAAGCATTTAATTTAGGGTTTGAACATTTTTCAAGAGAATCATTAAAGCAAAAATATATAGACATTATTAATTCTTAAAACAAAAAAGCCAGCCTATTTCTAGACTGGCAATTCTGTAAGTAAAAATTACTTCTTTGGTGCTGCTTTCTTAGCAACAGCCTTCTTGACAGTCTTCTTAGCAGGTGCCTTAGCAGCCTTCAGAGCCATCTCTACAGCCTTAGCATCTGGCAATAGACCAAAAGCCTTGTCGTTAGGATTGATTGCTCTAATTGCTACTGGTGCAAGTGCTGCAACAAGGGCAGTCCATAGATCCTTTGGATCTGTTACGCCTGCCATGTATAGTGCAAGGCCTGATGCAAGGACTGAACGTCCGTATGATGCAAGTAGTGCCTTTAGTTGTTCTGTGTTCATGTTTCCTCCTAGGATAGAACCTTAATTAGTATAGCATATCCAGCCCATAGCCCTACAATTCCTGCGACTCCCGCAAAAACTGGTGGTGCTGGTACTGGCAATTTGAATGCAGCAAATACTACGCCACATCCAAAGCCTGTTAGTGTTGATAATAATATATCTCTCATTATTTTATTTCATCCTCTGGAAGTAGTGTTTTTAATTCTTTATATGCCTTTGAAATATTTTTCATAGATGGATAATCTGGTCTTGACATAGAAAGTGCATCTCCATATTCATCAAAATGTGATACATCTGCATCAACATCACTAACAAACTTTGTTAATCCTTTTTGTACGCTTTCAATATATGAAAAAGCCCAATCTCTTGAGTCGGAAAGAAACTTAATAAAATTCTCTTTATGTATTGATTCATCTGAGTCTTCTTTTATTTTTGTAGATTTTGTTAGATCAACATACTCTTGAAGCAAAGTGTTTTCAATAAATAATTTTGAAATATCTCTTTTAAGTTTAATAGATTGTTTTAAAACCAACATATATGACAGTGCAAAGCAAAATGTCAATGTTGCAAAAACAACAATAAAAATATCTTTCATATCCATACCCCACATATTTTAAGTATATCCCAATCCTACAGTTTTGTCAAACTATAAAAATCTTTAAAGTTAGTATTAGTAAAAATTTCATACTCTGCAAGAGTTCTAACGTTGCCAGCACCAAAGATTCCCTCTTCCTCACCACAAAGAATTCTTTTTTGTTTCTTGTATGATATTTCTTCTAACTCTTTCCAAGACAAACCTCTTAGATTTCTGTCTCCCCAGATCTTATAGTATCCACCACGAGAATAAAAATGATAAACAATGTTTTTTGCAGGGGAATAAATATCCCAACCCCGAGTCCAAGCCCTCATAGCAAAACAAATCTCTTCACCAAAAAAACTTAGGTCTGGATCATATGGAAGTTCATTAACCATTGCCCCATAAGAAAAAATAAAACCACCAAGAACAGTCTCTGATACTTCTGGATCTTCTTTTGCTCTATTTATAAACTCAAGTCTTTCTGCTGTCCATTGATTTTTTCTGTTTAGTGCTACCTTTTGTCTAGTTGGATATGACTTTATCTTTGGATGCTTTTTTATTAAGTGCATACCGCCATTACTTTCTGGCTCATATGGTGCAGGGAAATATGAAAGGAGAACTGATGAATGACCAGAAATATTTTTAGCCCTTTCTAGTTGATCAATAGATATAGTGTCCCAGTCTTTTGCAAACCTTGTATGTGAGTCAATTTGAAGGAAATAGTCTTCGTTGTTATATAGTTCCATGGCTTTTGCTCTTGCATACCCCGCACCTCTGGCTTCTTTAGAGTGCATAGTTACTAGTGATAGGTTTGGAACAAAATCAAAGTTTGGCATTTCTAATGGAAGGCCCTGATAAACAACACCAAAGTTTAGGTTTTCTGGATTACTTGCATTGTTAATAGCACTTTTAATTGTGTATTCAAGTTCTGGGTCACGAAAAGATGCTATAGATATAAAAATTCTCATTTTATTTCCTCTAACCCCCCCATTTATTTTAAAAAATTACTGTGACTCATTAAAAACTTTTTACGATCTTTTTTAAGTTGTGAATCAATTTGAATAAAATTATCAAAAATATTAAAATTATTAATATTACAAATATTTTTTATATTATTTATGTTTAAGATTTCATTTCCGTTTGCAACTAAGTAATAACTTGATGCTGGAAATGAGTCACCGACGTGTTTATTTTCTAGTATTGAATTATTCATAATATATAAAGCACTTTCAACTTTTTCGGGAATAACATTATTTTTAGTAAAATTAAACCAAAACTCAGTATTTGTTTTGTTTGTAATATAATGCAAGTATATAAAGTTCATTATATTTTTTGAGTATTCAAGACATTCTTTATTAAACATTTTTATTATTTTTTCATCATTATTAAAAATGTTATTTTTATCATGAAAAAATAATTCTAATAAGTATATGCTATTAAATATAGATGTAGCCTCTAAAGGTTCAATAAAATTAGATGATAGTCCAACTGCCAAACAATTTTTAATTCTTATATCTTCAAATGATCCAGGATTAAAATTAAATGTTCTGGGGGAATCTATCTTATGACCTAAAAATTTTTCAATTTCATCAAATGCATCCTCATCTGATATAAAGTCTGAATCATAAACATACCCACAACCATACCTATGTTGAAGAGGTATTTTCCACATCCATCCATAGTTCATTGCTATGGATTCCGTGTATGGTGGTATATTGTTTTTGTCAATATCTAAAAAAAATGGTATTGCTTTTTTTGCTGGTAAATGTTTTGAATAACTTACCCAGTTTGTATTAAAGTGTTTACCAATAAATAGTCTGGCAAATCCAGTGCAATCAAAAATAAAATCTGTAACAATATTTTGATTATTATCTAAATCTATGGATGATATTGAACCTTCACTTGATGAGTTAATATTTGTAACTATTCCATCAATTTTATTTATACCACGATTTATTCCAATTTCAGAAAGCATCTCTGCAAATAGTCTTGCGTCAAAATGAATAGAAAAGTTACTAAGTTGATCAAAATGTAACATTTTATTATCTTCCATACTTCTATTATGTTGGAATAAAGTTTTGTTGTCATCTGAAGCAATTTGTAAAATATCATAATCTTCTAATTTATTTTCTTTTGAAAGATTTAAAAACTTAGATATGGATATATTGGGAAATTCAAGTGGACTAATGGTTGAATTAATTTTAAAATCATTTAACTCTCTGTCAACAATTCCAAACCCATGATAATAGTATGGGGTATTTTGTGACCAATTAGTAAATTTAATTCCATTTTTTATAGTTGTTTTTGTTTTTTGTATAAAGATTGATAATGGTATTTCTAAAAAATCAAGTACATCAATTAACTGAGGGGTTGAACCCTCTCCTGCACCCAGGATTCCTATCTCACTACTTTCTATAACAGTTACATTATCTAATGGAAAATGTTTTTTTGCATACAATGCGGTTAGCCAGCCAGAAGTTCCACCACCTACAACAACAATATTTTTCACTTTAATGCCTCTCTGGTTACTAAGACTATTGCGCCTTCCATTTCTAATGCTTTTTTAACGTTTAGAACATATTGTAAAGCCTGTATTTTATCATCATGGGCCATTCTTGCAAATACATATTCGTCTAGTTTAATTGTTAAAAAATGTTCATTATCAATTAATTCTACCTTAAATCCTTTTGGAGAAAGAATAGAATGAAAGGCTCTACGCATTTGATCTGTATACAACTACTTCTCCATCGTCAATGCTTGCCAGGTATTAGCCCAGTCTTGTTTAGTTTTATGTTTATTAAACTCTCTAGATATATTCCCAAGTTCAAGAAATACTCCACCCCAAACACCATACTCTTTACCAGAAACACCATTAGCAAAACAAATATTTGATACTGGGCATCTTTGGCAGATTGAATCTACTATAGGACGAGTATCAATATCTTCTTCATACTTATCAAAGAATATATTAGTGTCTATTCCAAGACATGCAGCATTATCTTTCCATAAATGTTGCTTCATTTGTATGACTTTTTTCTATGAAATGTTTTTTTATAATATCCTACGCCAATTGTTCTAAGTTTTTCATGTAAATGAAACGCCAAAGAATCAGTTAAATCTTTACGAATTTCACTTTTCCAGTCATCTCTTTTAAATGGAAATAGTTGTGCAATTGGGGTGCCTTTTGGAATAATTCCCTCAAATCCATCTTTTAGCCAAAATGAAAATTGTCCAAAAAATGGAGTAAATTCATCCATAATTCCTGAAGAACTAATAAATGGAAGGTCATATCTATTTATTGGATGAGTTACTAAGACACTATAACCCACAGGAACCTTTATTCCAAAATAAAGTTTCCAAGCCCAATGATCATCTGAACACCCAATGGGAGTGGGTAGAGCAGAATCAAAAAATTTTACCCCATCTGCACTCATTCTAAGTACTAAAGGATCTGGACCAGAACGCCATTTAATTTCAGTAGATCCATTTTTTTTAGAAACAAATATATCTTGATGTAACTCAATCATATAGCCAGAGATAAGTGTATCAAGAAATGGCACACACGCCTTAACCGTCATATGATTTACAGAATTAAGAGTGTCTGAATCTTCTATAGCAAAAAATTTTTCTTTTTTATACCACTTAGGAATATAATTTTTTGCAGGTTTTGGAATTTCTAAAAATTCCTCACCTTGAGTTTTATATGGTCCAGGTATAAAAGATATTTTTTTTGTCATTATACTTTTCCGTATTTATCAGGAATGTTCCATCCTTGACCATCAAGAGTAAATGTTTTTTGTAAGTACCATGCATTTTTTACACGTACTCCGCTTGGAGATGTCCTTGCAATGTCTGACCTTTTACGTTCTACAACGTCCCAACCAACCCAATCAAGTTCTTTATTCTTTGAAACAATTTTTTCCATTTGTGCCAACGAATTGATTATCATTATATTCTTTCTTTTAGTAACGGAAGATTCCTACTTCTACATTTTTTGATTCTGCAAAAGTAGTTAGTTTGGATACTGGCTCTTTTGGTTTACTAAGAAATGCAAAATAGTTTACTTGATCCATGTTGTCATGTACCCAACTTTCTGGAACTTTGTAAAACTTTATCTTACGACCCCTTGCTTTCATTCCTCTTTCTGAAAGGTTTGAAAACTCTGAAACAAAAGAATTGATCTTTGTTGGACCAACAGAATAGATTATGAAGTCTTTTTCTTCTTCCTTCATTCCAGATAAAGCAACACTTATAGCACGAAGGAATAGGTTATAGTCATCAAACTCATTGGTTCCCTGCACTGCCACTATCATTTATTTTCCCATTCTTTAAGTTATCCAGGATGAATAACATCTTATC